GGGCATAAAATTATAATTTATGTTATGTTTATTTATGCAGATATATATTCAGACAGCATTTCTTCAATCATCGAAGAAGATCCTTCTTCTTCAAGAGGAACTGCTAAATGGGTATCAAAACCTTTAAATACGACAAGTTTTTGCGAATAGTTATCTAGAATATTTTTGATTTCATCAACTCCGTAATCCTCCAAATTTTGATCAAGTCTGACAATACAAGATTCTCCTGCAATATTCTGAAGAATATTTATAATATTTGGAGCGTTTACAAGACCAAAAGTCTTGTATGGAAAGTCGATCTGAGTTTGAAAAATTTCCAAAATATTCAAAAGAGTTTGCCTTGAAATAGAATTTGAAATGGTGAAATTGAGCATTCCACATAAAGACCCATATTCGCTTCGAAAGCACACCGAAATCATGTTATTCATTTTAGAATATTAGATAGAAAGGATAATTTAATTAAAAAAATATAAAAAAAATCAATTTTATAGGCAATTTAAGGGTTTAAAATATCTAAATATTTATTTGATATTTCTTCTATTTTTTCTAATGGAATAAGATTCTTTATTCTTACACAGATTTGAGAGTAATCATTTTCCACATTATTTGGATCTTGAAATATATTAAAGACTATTTCATTATCATAAGGCTTAATATTATAAACTATTGTTGGAGACTCAAGTTCATTATTTATGTATTCTATAATTTTTAATATAATATCATAATTATTTTTATCATGAAATTTAAAAGTTATTTTTCCATTATCAGAATAAATTAAATCAAATTTAGGAATATCATCAATTCCACCGTATTTGTTGTAAATATAAATAATGTAGTATTTCAATAAATTATTATCATATGCCAACAAATATTTACCGTCTGTTTTATTATAATAATATTCTACATATTGAGTAATTGTTGAATAATTGACAGGAACATTTATTACAAGGTCTTCTTTTTCATCATATTCGTCAATAGTCGAATTAAGTATAGGAGCTGTCTCGAATTCTTTTAACAATTTTGTTAATTTTATCATATTTGTAGATTGAGAAGATGATAATAATAAAGGTATTAATTCATTGATTTCTAAATCATTAAATGTTAAACTTTGGATAAAACTTTTATACATGATTCCAAATGAATTTTTGAAAAAATTTAATATATTTCGATATACTCCTTCATGGTCTAAAGCAGAAATGTTTGTTAACGAAAATAAATATAATAAAATGTGAAGTTGTCTAAATAAGGCAAAAAATTTGTCGTCTACAGACAATATATTAATTGGATTTTGATAACTTGATATAATACTTTTAATAGTATTTAAAACACGGCTGATATTATCAGCATGAGAAGAATAAGGTCCATTTAAAAATGGGTTATTTGGTGATAAAGCTTCGAAAGCTATTATAAATTCTAAAAATATTTTTAAGAAGTTATCAATATTTTTAGATTGATAAGAAGATAAAAACTCAGAATAAAGTTTATATGTATTATCTTTTATTTGTATATATAAATTTTCACTTATTCTGTCTTTTATATTTTTAAAAACATTATCTATTAAATTATAGTAAATAAACTTATTTCTATTAAAAATAATATCATTAATTTTACTCTGAAACAGAGGGATGTTAAAAACTCTAACATCTACATCTTTATTACCACAAAATAAACCAATATTAGTGACATAAAAATTAAATACATTTTTTAAGTTTGAAAAAACTTGATCAAAAATAGTTTTTTCAGAATGTTTTACAATTCTTAAAAGTTTTTGTAATTCAAAAAGTTCTTCTCTAATAGAAATTGAAAATATAAAATCTTCTGAAAATACAAAATCTATATTATTATCATTATATGAAAATATATAGTTATAAATATCGTTTCCAGAGGGCTTAAATAATGAATAAATTACAACCTGGCCTTTATTTATATTTAAAAAGTCAAATCTATAAGGAACTAAATTATATTTTGATGCGCATATTGTTGGATGAGAATGCCATTGCATATCAACAAATGCAGTTGCGCTACATGGATCTGGGTCAGGATTATCGATCAATAAATCGCTAGATTTTAATGTTAAAACATAAGAACCATTTACATTTAAAGCACTTATATTTTTTACTAGTTCTCCGTTATAAAAAATGTCATTTATTTCTATTTTATGGCTATTTTTAACAACATATGGATTAGAAGAAGGTCTAAATTTAATAAGCGGAGGATTTGATTTTATTGTTATTAATTCTATAATTATATTATTATTTATTAATTTTTTTGATAAAGCGAAAGAATGTTCAAGTATTCCGTACTTGCTTATCGAATTAATCAAATTTAAATCTTCGCTTTTTATAATATAATTATTTTTAGCATAGTATAAGAGTTTTACAAAATCGGTTTGATGTCTCATTTGCTCATTTATACTTTCAAATTTTTCTGGATCATACCACATTGAGAAGTGAGGTTTTGTAATATCACCACTTGGCGTTTTAATTTGTATCTTAACATCTACATATCCACAATTAATATATAATTTAAATAGCTGTTTGTATAGAGGATTATCCAAATATAATCCTTTCCACATTTTTTTTGCTTTTTGTCCATCGTAAAAAATGTCTTTAAATTTTGAAGAAAAAATGTTATAAAAATTTCTAAAATTCTCATTTGCTATCAAATTTTTTACGGTACCTTTTCCCTGTTTTTTAATATCAGCGCAAAAATTATAAGTAGCCAAATATCCATTTTTTTCTTCTACATTTTCTTTTTGAAATATTTCAAAAAAAGAATGAATATTAGACATGTCGTAAAAGTTTGAATCATCTAATAAATTATCGTAAATAACAACTGTTAAACTCTCCTTTTCTGTAAAACCAGAAGAATAATCAAAACCTTCAGCATAATAATTATTTAATATTATCTCATCTATTCGTTTTTTAAATGCTAGAAATAGATCATTTTTTGATCTGTGCATTTCATCTTTTTTAAAAACAAACACATTATCATAATAGTAATAATAGTTTTCTACTACATCCATATCTAATTTTGAATCCATATTTATTTATATATAAATATTTATATATAAATAAAATGAACGATCCTATCTGCACAGAATTAAGATATTTGTTATATGTCTACGATGCAGAATTTGATGGATATATGGCTAGTCTAACTCCTGAAAATATTAAAAAAAATACACTAAATTTAAAAAACAAAATAGACTATTATTCTAAGAATTTTTTAGATGTAATAAAAAAATCAGAAATTAATATCAGAATAGAAGAAGAATATAAAAAAATAAAAGAATGGATTTCTAATAAAATTTTTAATTATATAAAAGTTGTATCTAATTATGCAATTGAAAATAACGATAAAGAGTTGTTAGAAATTTTAAAAATATATAAAGAAAAAAGATCTCGTCCTTTATCGTCATCTATATCCAAATTAAAATCTCAAACAACTCCTTATTTTGCATTTGATAACTAATTTATTTAGGAATAAACCTAAATAAATATTAAATATTAATCTTAAAATTTCTTAATTTAGCTTCTAGTTCCAACATTTCTAAGTCATCTTTCATCTTATTGATATCCTTAATCCATTCGCCAATATTGTCATATTTAAAATCAAGAGTTCTCTTGAATTCTTCCTTTTCATATTCTGTCTCATTATGAAACAATAAACAATGTTCGTTTTTGCAAAATTCTGAATAAATACATGTTGGCGGTCTATATTCAGATCTAAAATGTGCATTATCACACATATCAAAATTAGGACAATATGGTCCATATTTGCAAATATCAGTCTTCCAGAAATGTCTTCTTAAAAATAGTGGATCTTCCTTGCATTTTTCAGCATATTTTTGTACTTCAAAATAGCGAGGGATTTCCTTTTCGTCAAGATTAAAAGACATTCTCAATATTCTCAATATTCTCAATATAATATTGAGAATATTGAGAATATATAATCAATTTTATGGCCTTAAGAAAACATTCTAATAAATTCGCGACATTTAATTTTTGCATAGTGACCTTCATCGATAGTCTGCTCTAATACCTGTGTAGCTTTTGACAAGCAACTCTCATAAAATTTAGTATTATTAATTGATTTGTAAATATCAATATTTTCCATACACATGCAAATGATATTATATATACAATCAATTTTCATATTCATATTTTTTTCGTCTCTCTCAATTTGTTTCGTTATTTCTTTTACAAACCACGAGATGCGACAATCTCTAAAAAATTCGTCTGCGTTTTCTAAAATTTGAGAATTTCGTATGACTTCATCAACTTTTAATTTAATATGAAAAGGAATATTATTTTGATTTGAAATTTCAGTAGAAAAGAAAATCATCATATCATGAATATTATCAGGAATATTATATCCTTCAAAAATACTTGGGTTAATTTTAAGTTGGTTGCAAATATCACTCATATTAGAAATTAGGAATATACAAAATAAGAAACATAAAGATATAAATCAATTTTATAGAAAATGAACGAACAACCTACCTTAAATATTGGTTTAATAGGCCATGTCTCTCATGGAAAAACGACTATTATAAACGCTTTAACAGGAATAAAAACACAAAGATTTAAATCTGAATTAGAAAAGAATATAACTATTAAATTAGGTTACGCAAACTGTAAAATTTTTAAATGTAATGATAAAAATTGTCCTAGTCCGTCAAATTATAAAAGTACAAACGGAGATTTTAGTGATAATATTTTATGTCATTGTGGCTCAAAAATGGATCTTGTTCGTAAGGTTTCATTTGTAGATTGTCCTGGACATGGAGTACTTATGTCGACTATGTTAAATGGAGCATCAATAATGGATGCTGTTATAATTGTAATAGCTGCAAATGAATCTTTTCCTCAAAAACAGACAATAGAGCATTATAATGCTATAAAATTATTAAATCTAAAAAATACAATTATAGTACAGAATAAAGTAGATCTTGTTAAAGAAGAAGAGGCTTATATTCAGTATGAAGAAATAAGAGATTATTTTGATAACGATAGGATTATTCCTATTTGCGCCCGATTAAAATATAATATTGATGTTTTGTGTGAATATATAGCAAAAATTTCAGAACCTTTAAGAGTTCTATCTTCTAAACCAAAACTTACAATAGTAAGATCTTTCGATGTAAATAAACCAGGGGAGAAAATAGAAAGTTTAAAAGGTGGCGTGTGCGGAGGTACATTGTCTAGAGGAATCTTGAGAGTTGGAGACGATATTGAAATAAAACCCGGAATAGTAACACAACATGGATATATTCCAATATTTAATAAAATAATTTCAATTTATTCTGAAAATAATATTTTAGAGTATGCGATTCCTGGAGGATTAATTGGAATTGGAACAAATATAGACCCTTTTTTAACAAAAGGAGATAAATTAGTAGGACATATTATAGGGCACAAAGGAACTCTTCCTGATGTATATAATAAAATAATTGTTAAATATGAAGCTTCTATAAATATGATAAAAGGAGAATGTTTAATAATAAATGTTGGATCAACTACAACTTGTGGAAAAATAGAAAAAATTAAAAACAAATTATGCAAATTATGCTTAACTATTCCAATATGTGTTGATATAGGAGAAAATATTTTAATATCTAAAATTATTAATAAAAAACCAACTTTAATCGGAAAAGGAGAAATCATGGGAGGATGCATTATGAATTCTTTACATTAACATTATTAATAAGAAGCTTGAATATCTTTTCTATTCTCTCATTTGTTATTTTTTTGTAATCATCAATATCTTTTGTTATTTTAGATATATCTTCATTAACTTTGTTTAAAAGAATAATTGTATTTTCGATCTCGTTTTTATTTTTAAAAGTTTTTTCAAATAACTGATATAATTGTTCTTTTATAAGTTTAATATTTTCTTCTATTCTTATTTTATATTCTTCTTTACAATCTTTATCTTTTTCTTTTTCTATAAGATCAAACAGGTCTATATTACATTTATATTGAACACTCATTTTAATATTATTTAATATTA